ATACTAATGGCTACGGGGAGGACTATGCTAATGCTATTGTAAATAGTATTAGAAACTCATCCCCCTCAACTAACCCGTGGAAATCTGCATCTAGTTACCAATCTGAATACTCATCACCCTTATCAAAAGGAATATTAGTTGAAACTAAAGGCCCTGCAATTCCTGCTCAGTATAAAGGCTCATCCAACCCATTCTTAGATAGATTAAGATTTGCTATTAAATACCTTCCTGCCGTAGGTGCTGTTGGAGTAGCTGGAGGGGAAGCTTTAAATAGTGAAGAGCCTGATACAAATATTCATGCTATAGGAGGAAGACTAATGAAAAAATAAATAGCAAAAGACTTGCATATATAAAAAATTTTACTTAACTTTGCACTATAATTCAGAGTTAAGTAAAAATTGCCATTTGGTGTAATGGTAACACATCAGTTTTTGGCACTGAGTTTAGAGGTTCGAGTCCTCTAGTGGCAACTTGATTTTGCGTGCGATTGTTAAATTGATGGCGTTTTTTGTAAGTTAACTAATCCACCTTAAGCTGTGAAGCTGGAAGTGGAGTGCATTGGAAGATGAACCTAGTAGGACTAGGAACTGTCTTGAAAACAGATTGAGGTGTAAAAGCCTTGGGGGTCGGGACCTCCGTCTTCCACAAATAATGGAGAGTAAATCTTATACATTGCTCTCCGCAGATTAAATAGAGTAGTGGCCTAATTGGTTAAGGTTCGTGCTTTGGGAGCATGAGATTGTAGGTTCGAGTCCTATCTACTCTACATTTTGGGGCTATCATATAATGGCTATTATGCTAGCTTTGCAAGCTAGACATCTGGTTTCGACTATTAGTAGCTCTACAAACATTGGGGATTAGCTTAGTTGGATAGAGCAGAACACTGTTAATGTTAAGGTCATAGGTTCAAGTCCTATATCCCCAGCAAAACAAGGGAGTACTTTAATGCTGTGAATTAGTACAGACTGTAAATCTGTTGTCCCTGACTAGATTGGTTCGACTCCACTTACTCCCACAAAAAACCATTCGGGGTTTAAGTTGAAGCCAGTCCCTGCAACCTACGAGATCAATTATTAACTTGGAATCTCATAAGGACAAAAACTTATCTGGACATGGAGGTTACGGTTGCTCCTTCAATCTGCCTCCTTGGTGGAATGGTAGACACGCCACACTTAGGATGTGGTGCCAATGGTGTGAGAGTTCGAGTCTCTCAGGAGGTACAAAACATATATTGCCCTATGGTGTAATGGCTAGCACAGGTGGCTCTAACCCATTAGGTGTGGGTTCAAATCCTACTGGGGCGACAAATTTATAAGTAATGGATAGAGAGTTATTAAAGGAATTTTGGAAATAGGCTGTGGATACCTTGTAGGAGGCTATAAGGTTAACCAAAGCAGCAGGTCTAGAGAATGAGCAGGAAATGCTTGATTTCATAGACCAAGTCAATAAATTAAGCATTGAATTTTAACATGGCAAAGATTAGTGCAGAAGAGAGGAGATGGAGAGCTGAGTCTGATGCAGACACTATGGCTAGGTATCAAGAGATTATAGCTGATAAGACCAGAATGAACGCTGCAATTAAAGCAGCAAAGAGCCAAGCCGCAGATTTAACAAAGCGAGCAAACAGATTGTCTGCTGTTGCTACTAGGAAAAGAAAGTAATTAAACTAGTTGCACTTGTGAGACCATAATAAGTCACGGGAGAATGCTTCCTTAGTGTTAATGGTTTAGCAAGCCTGCCTTGTAAACAGGAAGTGAGGGTTCGAGTCCTTCAGGAAGCTCAAAATTAGGATATAGCATAACTCACTCCCGCAACAAACTAAATGGAGAAGTATGGTGAAGAATCATAAGATTATGACAGCTACAGACGCTCCAACTATAAGGCAAATAGTTAAAATTGCTAATGAGTTGAAGTTACAGAGAGAAGATATTGTAGGTATCTTTCCGTTAAGGGAAGGTTATATAATGGTTTATTACTATGGAAAAGAAGAAAAACAGGCTTGAGCCACACCAAGGCAAGACTCTGCTTCTGACATTTGAAGCAACTAGTAAGTTCAAATCTGTTTGGAGAGCTATGAGAAGAGGCCATGTCAGTCCTCATGGAGTAGTATATCCTTCTAGACCTTTTAATAATAGAAAACCTACATTGGGTAGAAAGATTAACGAAGATAAGAAGGGAATATATGCAGAACTAGCTAACCAAAGAGGACTATAATAATATTCCAGTCTTCTACTGTAAACATTGCCTATCCTTAAATATAAGGGATGCAGGTATTGAAGAGCTGATGTATTGTGACCACTGCTCCTGTATAGACATTGGGGAAGCTCATATACGTGAGTGGGAAGAAATGTATAAGAAGAAATATGGATTTTACTATCTCAATAATAAAGTGAATTAACTATGGAAGAGAAGAAACTTTCTTACGAAGAACTTGAAAAAGTAGCAACAGAACTCTCATCACAGAACAGGCAGCTGTCTATGCAGGTAAACAACCTCTATGGTCAGATGCAGAATATGGCAAATATGTTCAAAAGACTCGATTATCTATTCAAGGTATTAGAGTTTGAGACCAGTTTCAGCGGCGAGTTTGTCAACACTTGTGCAGATGAGATTGTTGAACTTATGACTCCCCCAAAACAGACAGAAACTAAGGACGAATCAGCAGTAGCAGAGTGATGAACATGAGGGATAAGATTAACAATGTAATCCGCATCCCTACCTCACTAAATGGAAAGTTTTTCAGATATTGGCTGGAGTTCCTTAGACCTTTCCACAATCTCTCAGATAGGGAAGTGCAGATTGCTACTTCCCTTCTAAGAAATAGATATGAACTTAGCAAGGTAATTACTGATGATGAGATTCTTGATAGGGTTCTCCTTAGCGAAGATACTCGAAAGAAGATTATGGCTGAGTGTAATATAGCTTCATCTCATCTACAAGTTATTATGACAAGACTTAGGAAAAGTAAGGTTATAGTTGATAACAGAATTAACCCGAAGTTCATACCAAACATTGTTGAAGGTAGAGACTCTTTCTCACTGTTGCTTCATTTTGATTTGAATAATGACGTATAAAGAAGCTGTAGAAAGTTTATCTAAAAAACTAAACTTGCCATTCAAGGTAGTGGATAAGGTATATAAGTCTTATTGGTTAGCTATCAGAGACAAATTGTCCAGCTTACCACTTAAAGAAGACTTAACTGAAGAGGAGTTCAACTAGTTACAAACTAATGTAAATATACCCTCTATAGGAAAACTGACTTGTACTTACGAGAGGTATTCTAAAATAAAAGAGAGGTATAGATGTATGCAAACTTTAAGAAACAAGAATGATTAAGATAAAAAAAATCAAGCCGCTATTTACTAGAATCCTAACTACTGCCAGAGTCTACTCAATGGATGAGTTGTCAGGACTAGTTATTGACCCAAGGAAAGTACAAGGTTCTTTGAAAGAGTTCCAAGAAGTCCTAGAAGTAGGAGAGATGGTTAGGAATATCAAGGTAGGAGACCTTGTCAAAGTAGACCCAAAAAACTACGCTGTAAAGAAATACAGAGAAGGGTCATTAAAAGATGGGGTGGTTACTTCAAACCCAGTGGTAGAGTATCAGTTCAATACTATTGAAGTAGACGGAAAGCCTTGCCTCTTACTACAAGAATCAGACATTGAATATATTGTTTCAGAGTGGGAAGAGGAGCAAAAGGATTCTGGAATAATCCACCCAAACAATAGTATCGTGGTAGACTAAAGTTTAACTCAACCCACTTGGTTTTCAACTGAGTGGGTTTATTTTTTTGATATATGAGACTTATAAAGTACGAAGGTTACAATCTTACCATAGAGCCAGAGTTGCTCACTCTCGCCCCATTCAAGAAGATATGGACAAGAGATAAGAGTAAAGATAAGAGCAAGGCTCTCCAAGAGCTGGGGTACATCTACTTCATGTATGACATAAGAAGTGACTACCAAATATATATTGATGAAGAGAAAAGAAGTAGGGAAATAAAGATTGGTGAGGGAATGCCAGAGAATTGGGAACCTGATGATACAGTCAAAGAAGCTGCTGCTTATTTCTCCAAGTTCAAACCTGCCGCTGCCTTACTACTAGAAGACACTAGGGTTGCGGTAGATAAGTTGAGAACACTTCTTAGAAACATCAATCTGAATGAGGTAGATGATAAAGGGAGACCCATATATACACTTAATACAATCACTTCCACAATTAAGCAAATTCCTTCACTAGTAAAAGATTTGGATGAGGCTGAAAGAGCGTTGGCTAAAGAAATTGCTCAGAGTGATAAAGTTAGGGGTGCTCAGGAAAAATCAATGTACGAAGATTTGTAATGAAGAAAGATAAATGAAACTAGAAGATGTAATAAGAATACTAGGAGAGGTAACTGGGCATAAGTTTATAGTACGAAGAGTTTCAGAGCCTAATCCAACATTCAAAGTATATTGCAAATATACCTTGGAAGTGTATTCAAGACAAGGAAAAGCCTGTAATCTCTTCCATAAAGAAGAGTACACCTACAAGGTTAATAGCGCAAATGCTTTGAACGATATAGAGTTAGATTTCCTAAAGAAGGTAATGCTGAAGTGTAATGGAACTAAACAAATACTAGACACCAATAACTGATGAACTTCTATAGTCTCTTCCAGATGAAGTGCAGGAGTAGTTAGTGGATGTTATAAACAATGTGGAGTTTATCAGGTGGTTAATTTCACCTGATAGGCCCTACGCAAAAGACCTCCCAAGAGATGATAAGGGGAGAATTATAGTAGATATAACCAAGCCTCATATAATAGAGAATGCTGATTATTTCCGACCAGCAGCTCTCCACTATATGAAGCACGGTTGCTATACCTTCTTAAAACCTAACAGTAATCCTAATAGCGAATACAGGAAGTTCTGGGATGAAGAGAGGAGAAGGTGTTGGGAGGGCTATGTGAGAGAATCAGATGGGGAATGGGTAACAGGTATGCTGTACTGGTTCCTCAACTATTGCCCAATGCTAGTAAATGAGTATAAAAATGGGTCTAATAAGGCAACTAGAAAAGAATCTTTTCCCTTCTTTTTTGAAGGGATATATTGGCGTTTCCACTATCTATATCAAGCTAGGGAAGCTGGTAAACACGCTATAGAACTTGCTAAGCGTGGAAGCGGTAAGTCTTATAGTCTAGCATCTATTCTATCTCACAACTTGATTCTTGGCGAAAATGAGGAATCAAGGCGAAGGGTCATCTCTGTACTTACTGCTTATGAAAAGGAATATCTGAGTGATAGTAAGGATGGTACTCTATCTAAGTTTAGACCAGAAATAAACTTTATATTCAGCAATACTCCTTGGCCAAGACTGATGCTTAAGAACTCTCCAAATGAGATGACTTGGCAGATGGGATACAAAGATGAGTATGGTATAGAGAAGGGGTCTTTGAATCAGGTAGTTGCAGTGTCTGCCAAGGATAATTCTGATAAACTTCGTGGTAAGCGTGGTTGGATTCTCTTTGAGGAGATGGGTAACTTCAAAGGGTTACTAGAACTATATGATGTTACTAGAAAGTCTGTAGAAGACGGTGACTTTGCATTCGCTTTAATGTACTTATTGGGTACTGCTAATAATGATGAGGCAGACTTTAGTTCTGCTAAGACATTGTTGTACAACCCAAAGGGTTATCGTATATATTATACAAAGAATGTCTATGACAAAGTTAATTAGGGTAGACCTGAATTTGGGTTCTTCTTTCCCTCATATATAAACCGAGCAGGCTGTTATAATAAAGATGGAGTATCTGATGTAATAAAAGCATTAGTTTAGATATTAATGGCTAGGTATGTAGCCAAATATAGTGCTGACCCACAGTCTGTACTTAGAGTTATAGCAGAAGACCCGATTACTCCAGCAGAAGCTATTATCAAAGTAAAGGCTGCATACTTCCCAGTAGCTGCTCTTACTGAGAGACTTACGTAGATAGATTCTGATAGCAGAGCATACGATGATGTATATGTTGGGAATCTATATCTTGACCCAAAGGGAGAAGTTCAATTCACACCATCTGCCGATATTCCTATTAGGGAGTTCCCTATTTCTAATGATACCCCTGGTGCTATTGAAATATTCAATATGCCAGAGAAAGACCAATATGGAAAGATATATCCAGAGAGGTATATAATAGGACACGACCCTGTTGATAATGACTAGGCTATCTCCTCTTCCTTATCCTCCACCTTTGTATTAGACTTATTCACTGACAAAATCGTAGCAGAGTATACTGGAAGAAAGCAATTTGCTGAAGATAACTTTGAAATAGTAAGACTACTTTGCTTGTTCTACAATGCCAAGTGTCTATATGAAAGCAATAAGAAAGGTCTCTTTGCGTACTTTCAAAAAATGAATTGTACCCATCTCTTAGCTGACACTCCTGAATATCTAAGAGATAAACAACTTATCAAATATAGTAGCTTTGGAAGTAATGCTAAAGGTGTTAATGCTAGCGCAGCTATAAACAATTATGCCAACAATCTTATTAGAGAATGGTTACTCAAACCTGTAGATATAGCAACAGAAGAAAATGGAGAAGAAGTCCACAGAACTGTGCCTAATCTGTTCTTTATAAGAAATAGAGCATTACTGAGAGAGCTAATAGACTTTAATCCAGAAATCAATGTGGATAGAATCAGGGCACTAGGTATGATTATGTTATACAGAGAGGAGAAAATGATTCTCTATAATGGTAAGATAGAATTACGGGAATCAGTGTCAAGAGGGTTAGAAGCTGATGATTTTTTTGAACGAAACTATAGAAGACCAACTGGTGATTCAGTAAATTTAGCTAATTCAATAAGCTTCGGTTAATTTTTTAGTTAATTACTTGTTTAATTGCTGAGTTATATATAACTTTGCATACAATTTAAGTTGAAGAAATATATGAGCGACAGAATAAATTTACCC